CTAGTAACTTACACACAGAATACAAAGGTACTTTTATATTAGTAGTACCTCTACCTAGTGTCATGTATAGATAACCAGTCTCACGGTCAATGAATATGTTAAATCCTCCTGCTCCTCGTCCTTTATGCATGTTCCACTTAGCTACGATGTCCCCGTTGCCTGCTATACTGTGGTAAGCTCCTGGAGATAACCGCATAGTAGTTCCTGGCTGTCTCTCGTGCCCTTTAACTATGTACGAATACCTAGACGTGATTATAGGCAGCTTCATTAATGTTATGGTCTTCTTCTCTATAAGCTTACCTGTCGTCTTATCTGTAAGAATAAACGCTCCACGTACGTTAGCGCCCCAAGTACCTCCAGATACCCTAGACTTGTACTGAGATTGGAAGTCGTTCTCGTCGAACTTGCTGTCGTCTATCGTTATTTTATCTAACGATAGCACTCTATGAGACCCTTCTATAGGGAATAGTCCAGTAACCGCCTCTCTAACTTTCTTGGCAGTATTATCTCTTACAGATTTGATATTCAGATCAGACATTAAAAACCCCTAGTTATACGTCATAAGTATAACGACCCAGTGAAGGGTTATCAATAACCACAAGGAGTAATAATGATCAACATGTTTAATATAGGCACTCAGGCTAGTGCCTACGGGAAATACGACTCAAAAGGTTTCGGTAGGTTTGAGGATACCACAGATAAAGCGAGTAAGTCGGGCGATGTGTCCGGCGACTCAAAAGGTTGGGCAGAGATGCTCGACGATAACCTATTCGGTGACTGGACTCCGTACTCGTATGGTGAGTCAAAGGCTGAAGAGGTAAGCAAGTAGTGGAAGTACTACTAATAGCTGTTATAATATATGCGGCTAATGGGGTATGCAATGCCCTTGCTACTGAGTTGCAGGAGATAATAGACGATGAAGCGTAGAACACGACGCAGAATACCAAATATAGAATTTGATGATACAGTCGCTGCGCTAGTAGCGGCTGTTGAGTCAGACGAAGGAGTACGTACCAGCACTGTGAAGCAGTTCGGTGCGTATTGCCACGCAATAGGAGAGTACTGTCACGGCATGCCGTGCCTTACTTGTCCTGTACTAGCCACTATAGAACACACCAGGTGGTTATGTTTTAAGTGTGTAGACGATACTGACAGGAAGCCGCTACCTTACTGGGAGGATACTCCTTGCGAGGATTGCGGCTTTACTGACGGAGTTAGAATACTAACAGTGTCTAGACGACGGTATTGCCCGGAGATGCTTGGTCGGTTGGATTAGGGTTCTCTGTTGCTGACTTTGGGTCTCTTTGGGACCCTTTGTTTAGCACCATTTGCGAAACTACAGCGTGAAGCTCTGGCTCTACTTCCTTAAGCTTCTCTAGCTCAGACATCATAGCCTCTTCTCCTTTAGTATCCCTTACTTGAGTAAGGTAAGCTGCTGCCTGTTTAGCCATGTCTGACGCAGGGGCCCCTCCCTTACCAGCTTCTAGATCAGACTCCATACCGGGCTGTTGTTGCTGTTTAGCCTGTTGCTGCTGCTGTTGCTCAGCTTGCGCCTCTGCTTGCATCTTCTGAGCTTCAATCTGAGCTCTTGCCTGATACTTTGATCCTTTTAGTAGTGTAAGTCCTTGTATGTCTGACTTAAACGACTCATCAAGCTTCATCTGTCCTTTATTCACAGCAGACTCATCATTCTTACGTATGTTCTCTAGGTTGTAGTCCTCGCCTACCTCAGCAAGTAGCCTCTGGTCAGAAACCTTCTTCGCTTGATTAAGCTGTAAGTAGAACATAGATCTCTGAAGGTCGTCAGCCATCTTGAACGGTGCGAACTGCGTCTGTATAGGTTCCCACTCCATAAATCTGTATATGTTGTGTAGTATAAAGTCAGTAACCATAGGATGACGCTGTAAGTTGAATCCATCTAGCTGGTTCTGCAATGACTTCATAGAAGTATTAGACCCACTCCACGTAAGACCTCCGAACACGAACTCTTGAGGAACTGTCATACCAGCGAGTATGAACTCAGCTTTCATTCTTAGCTCTTGTGTAAGAGATAGCATCTTAGCTTGCCCGCCAAACTGCTGGAACCCTACGTTCATTGGTAGAATAGGTATGTAGTTCTTATCTTGTTTCCATTTAGCTATCTCAGCCGCAACAGTATTACGGAACTGTAGTAAGTTAGTATCTGCAGCCCTACCGCCAGGTGTAGATGAAGGTCCGGGGAACATCATACGCATAGGAACAATGTGCTCGTTAAGTATTACTTCCTGCGCCTTCTCCATAACTGACATGTGGAACGCTGACTTAAGTACTGGGAATAGTAAAGGTAGTCCCCATCCCATATCTTTCTGCGACAAAGTAGCTCTGCGCAGTACGAATATATTGTTGTCAGCAAACTCTAAAGGCTTGCTCTTACGTACAGCGTCTATAAACTCTGTAGGCAGTGTTAGTAGAGTTTTTGTGTCGCCCATACGTACTTTATTAGCTATATAATTCGGTACTTTGTACAATATACGTTGATCGCCAGTTATCTCGTTATACTCTACGTCTATGTTCTCTATATTCCATCTAACTAGTCGTATACGAGCTGCATCTTTTATGTAAGTGTCTCTCTCGATAGCGTAGTCTACGTTAGGGCAGTTCCTACAGTCAAGCTCGAACTTGTAGTTACGCCACTTGTATCTAGACTTGCTAGTCTTAAGCCTGTGCGGGTGCTTACATTTCTTGCACACTAGGTACTTCTCTAAAGGGTACGACACTGACACTGCAGATATACCGTACGTAAAGTAGTCTAGGCCTACTCCTACCTCAAACTCTCTAATACGCAAGTCTGACTCAAGCTTGCGGGCTCGTTTCAACTTTGCATCATCTTTAGTATCATACGTAAGCCTTGTCACAGGATACTGAGCTAGTTTAACTATGGCTGCGTGTATGATCGGATTAGTAAAGAAGTAGAACCTACACCACTTGTGTAAGTCTTTTACAGACCTAGGTAGGTATGTCTTAGCTACGTCGAAGAATGGTGAAGGGTACGGAACTCCGTATCCCCTGTTCATAGACGCTGTGCCTGAGTAGGAAGCTGTAACGCCTCCTGAAAATCCTAAGTTCATTATACCCTCAAGTTGTTGGAGTAGGAGGTAAGTTCATAGACTTGATGCTGTCATCAGCTGTAGCTTGAGCAGTAGATACTGCCTGTTGCTGAGCCATAGCTGCCTGTGCCTTGCCTCTCCTCTTTCCCCTAAATTTATCCATAGCGTCGAATACACCTTCTGTACCTACATTAGATGCCGCAGCTCCCATTAACCCAAACTTGTCAGATATGTCAAGTGGGGCAGCTGCAGTAGACATAGCTCCGAACACCGCCGCTCTGCCTATACGTTCCCCTGCTGACCTCTTTGTGCCGTCTTTGTTGTGAGTCTGCCGTCCTTGGTTTAACGCCCCGGCCGCAGCAGGTGCCATCCACATACCTCGCTCTCCTGGCATTACGCTTAGGGCCTTAGACCCAGCGTTCTGCATGAACGTCCCGCCCTTCTGTGCAGCCTTTATCTTGTACATCTCGTCTACGCCAGCCTGTAGCTCTGAGAGTGATTTCTTCTGGTTGGAGATTACAGAAGTACCTACACCCTTATTATCGTATACAAGTCCTTTTGCTCGCATCTTCTTTACGAACTCCGCTTTCTGCTCTGGACTCATCCTACCTTTAGTGCTCTTACCTGCAGATAGTATACCTTGCTGACGTAGCCAGTTAACAGGACCTTTACCGCCCTTGTCCATTGTCTTGAACTTGTTTATGTCACCGTCTAGTCCATCGTCAAGTAACTCAGCTAGCATCTTCTTACGCTTAATAGGGTCGTTCTGAGTACCTCCTGCGTTCCACGCCTTCTTCATTCCGCTTACAGGGTTCTGAGCTAGTTCAGAGAAGTGCTGACCTACTCGCTTACCTTGGTTTAGGAATGTCTTAGGGAGCCTTTTCGCAGTGGTCAGGAGCTTAGATCCTGATCCAGCTAACCCTAGGGCATCTAGGGCGCTTGCCTTCTTGGTGTGAAAGAATACAGACATTATGCAACCCCCTTTATATCTTCTTTTAGTAGTTTAAGAGCAATAAACACCTTAGCTGCGCATACATTTGCCGGAGTATCTCCTTCAAGTTTCTGTCCTTTAGACAGACGAGCTAGAGACTCTTTAACTGAGCTAGTAGGGTACTTCATTACTATTTTTGTGTTCTTGCCGAAACCCTTAGCTAGCCTTTTAGCACTGTGGTCATTTGAAGCTAAAGACACTCTTGGGTCGTACTTGGATGTACAGTTTACACAGATTGTGTCGTCCTCGTCGTCTAGGTACTCCTCATTACCGCAATCGTTGCATACTATCATAGTTCTATTTGCGTATGTTGCCGCAAATAGGAGTGGCTCAGGTAAGTACCATACTCCACCTTCTAACGCCTGAGTTGCTACGAACTTTGATACTTCCTCAGTGAATACAGGTACATAGCCTACGCCAGCGTCTAGTAGCTCGGTACGTATCTTAGTAGCGCACACTACTGCTATCATCATGTCGGAGAGAGTAAGTTCCTGCAGTGACCTGTGTTCAGGACTGTCTCCGTTAAATGCTTGAGTAATAAAGTGAAATGAAGCTATGTCTTCCCAGAAGGCATCTCTCTGCATAACAGCTATACCAGCCATAGCCTTGTTCATAGATGACTCGTCGAACTTAAGGTCTTCATGTATAGATAACTTAAGTACGTTAGGCTCCCAGTCTACGCACTCTATGCCTAGCTTAGTTATGACTTCCTTGGTTAGCTCAACAGCGTTCTTCATTACACGCTCCTAAGTATATCTTCGTACAATGCGAGTACTGTGTCTCCGTGAGTGTGGGCGTTTATAGGGTCGTGTATAAGCGATGAGGCCACCTTCTCCGTAAACGTGTCATTGATACGATCAATAAGCTGTAAGTTCATAATACCTAGTTCTCTACTACTGTACCCTGCGACCTTGACCGAACTTTCTACAGGAGAAGTACCACCGTACACTGTACGTACATAGTCAGGAAGGGACTCACTATAGCTACCATATAGTCCTGCTTTATCATCAGCAACTTGAAGTGCTTCAGCTACTTTATTCAAAGGAATGTGAGTAACGTACCTCTCAAGATCCGTGTACAGTTCCTGAGCTTCTTTGTTATTTGTAAGTGATCGTCTGTACGCAACGTTTGAGTAGAAATCAGGATTAAGTGTCTCTCCCGTATACTCAGCTATCTTCTCTGGAAGTGCTGATACAAGGTTTCCGTATGAGGCATTCTCCAAGTTTACAGCAGTCATTCGTTTCTCTACAGGTGTAAGAGTATCCCAGTTGTCAGACGCAGTCTTTATCTGAGCATACACTGTGTTATCATCAGCGATTTTGTCTAAAGGCTGTTCAATGGACAGTACTCTGCGTCCGTCTAGTATGCTGTAGTTGTCTGCTTCTATGGAGGCTAGTTTAGCTAGCAATGTTCTAGCATCATTATTTCCGTCAGACGGGAGCATGTGAGACACGCGGTCTAGTCCATGAACGTCCCATACTGAGAATAGGTTATGTGCAGCTAGTTTTACTGCAGTATCGTTTAAACCATCGGAGTCAGTAAGTAAGTAAGCAATAGACACTGCAGCATTTGCAGGTGTATCCATAGCAAACTTCTTATGCTCGTTGTATTCTCTATCTACGAGAACAACTGCAAAATGACGGTTATCCATGTCGGTCTTTTCAGTCCAAGATGCCTCTTTAACGAATGATGACTGCTGTAGCGCCGGGGACGCTGTGCCTAGTCTTCCACAAAGGTCGTCGTGATGATCAATGTACATAATTTACTCCTGTAAAATAACTGACGGTGAGTGTCATAACAAATATGTAGGCGTATGCCCTATAACTACATAACTTATTTAACACAAAGGAGGCACGTTAGATGGGATATTATGATAATGAACTAGAGAGTGAAGAGGACGAAGAGCCTCACTGCTATGGAGACGATTCTTACTACGACGAAGAGGATATAGCCGGTTGCGGACGGTGCTCTGTACACAAAGGTTGCAGGACTGTAATAGAAATAAAGGAGATGGAGGCCGAGAGAGGCTACAGGAGAGACGCAAGAACATCAAGAACATCAAATAGGTCTGTTTCTAGTAGAACTACTGCTGCAAGGAATGACGTAAGGGACAGGATATCTAGAAGAAACTCCAGGACCACTTCATCTAGTAGGAATACGTTAGGACTTAGTAAGTTGGACGAGCGTACCGAGGTTGTAGTAGACGACGGGAAGTTCAGCACGTCACTAATACATAACGTAACGTTAGAGTCTCTGCAGGCAGCTATAACTGAAATACTTAGGGGTCTTCGAGATATACCGAGGAGATCCTACAGAAAGAGGAAGTAATATGAGTAGTATTAAATACGGAAAAGACATAACAATACTAAAGTCATCAGGTGTCTGTATTGACCCACTAAAGGCCGGTATGACTTACACATTCGGTACTGAGGAGGTGTGCCTACTTAAGGAGACACCTACAGAAGTTATTATACCTAGACATGCAATGAGCGTTAAGGACTTAGAGGCTATTGTAGGAGAACCTGTTACTGAAATGTTTACTGATTACGTACCTTTTGACGACGCAGTTGTCTATAGTCTACGTGACGGTATGGGAGTAAGGCCTAACCAGGAAGATGCTTGGTACGCTATAGACGCGTACTTTAGAGAAGATGGTATGGACGGAGGTATACTAAACCTTTCTTGTGGAAAGGGGAAGACATTCCTGGGTCTAATGCTGCCTAGCGTACTTAGGTGCAAGACTATAATAATTGCACCACAGACAGCCTTCCTAGACAATTGGAAGGCTGAGCTAGAAACATTCTTCGAGTTTACAGGTACTGTAGGATACGTACAAGGTAAACGTAGAGAGTGGGGTAATGACATAGTGTTCGCTACGTTAAAGACTCTATCTCTGCTGGCAGATAGGGATGAGATACCTAAAGACGTTAAGTTTGGTCTAGCTATATTTGACGAGTGCCACAGTATAAGTGCTAGACTATTCAGTAAGGCAGCACATGTGTTTAACTCTAAAAGGTTAGGACTTACAGCTACTGTAAACAGGACAGATATGAATGAAGGAGTATTCTTATCTCATCTAGGCGATGTGATATTCTCAGATACTTCTCAAGACTTGATACCACAGGTATTCATACATAACGTAGCGTCATTTGTATCTGAGGAGGACTACGCAAGTTTCTTAGATGTTACTGGCAAAGAGAACCTACCTAAGATACGTAATTGGATTGCAGAAGACAAACTACGGACAACAATAATAACAAGACTAATACAAGAAAAGTATGACAGCGGGAGGTGCATTTACGTACTTGCCCACACAGTTAGACAGTTGGAAGTAGTTGCTGAGAAGTTTGCAGACATACTTGAGGTAGACCTTACTCCAGTATACACTAAGGAAGGTAAGTTGAAGAAGGTCAGGTGGCCTATAATAAACGGAACAACGAAGTCAGAAGACAGACATAAGATACTAAACAAAGGCAGATTAGTACTAGCAACTATAGGAGTAGGTAAGGAGTCGTATAACCGTAAAGAGTTAGACACCTTGTTTATACTATCGCCGTTAGGTGCTAGTCAGCACGCGGCTATCGCTCTTGTTCAGAGCATAGGTAGAATACAGAGAGAGCTTGAAGGTAAGCTTAGCCCTGAAGTACATCTATTCGATGACGTAAACATAAGATATTGTAATAGCCTGATGAAGAAAGTATACAAATACTTAGCAACAAAGGAGTTCCCAATTGAGCGAACAGGACGAAAGAGAGTACGTAGGTGAGTCTGCATTATACCAGATAAACCACGAGATGACGGTGTGTACAGCTTGCAGCTTGCACTCAAATAGGACACGTACCGGAGTTCACACAGCTATCGGTAATATAAATGCAAAACTAGTTGTAGTAATGGAAGCTCCTACCCAGAAGGCGCTACTAAATGAAGATATACTTAGTGACACAAACGGGGATATGCTAGTGTCATTAATAGGAAGAGCTATGCCTATTACACCAGAGCTAAGGGCTATACAGAGAATACCTAATGACACTGTATACTTTGACGCTCTGAAGGACTACATACTTGACCTAGTATTCTTCACTAGCTTTGTAGGGTGTCCTTTATTCAGGGACGCAGCGCTTAACAACGCTCAGGTAAAGGCCTGCTCTACGTTCCTTAATAGGCAGCTTTATGCTATAGACCCTACGGTTATTGTTGCTATGGGAGGCCCTGGCTCTAACAAGCTGTTTAGTCAGAAGGGTAAGTCTCTAGTCAATAGAGGTAAAGTTAAAGACTTCTGTGTAGAGTCCCCTTTCTCTAGTGCTCAAGTAAGATACACAGGAATAACTACTGTCACTCTTACAGCTATTGCTATGTCAGGAGACTTTGACTCTGATGTTTTGGACAGTGGTAAAGGTCTGGCTAACGACGTAATAAGCGACTTTAAGAAGGCGTTTGATATATTAGAACAAGTAGAGGTGATGTATGGTAAGTGAGAGTAAAATAGTTACAGAGGTGGAAGGTTACATAAACGAGTTCTTAAAAGCAAGAGACGAAAAAGAACTACTAGAGGCTGAGATAATGGCGTTCATGCCTGACTTCTTTAAACGTATGGAGGAGTGCACAGGAGAGATGCTATCCGCTACTACTCAGATAGAGCACGCAGTGCGTGAACACGGAAGTACTGTTACAGTAGGTGATCACACGTTCACTGTAAAGCTAGGATCAGTACGTAAGTTACCTTCTCCTGAGTTTATAGAGCAGGTAGCAGATCGTATGGATTTACGTGAGATGCTAGATTTCAATGTAATATCAAACGTTACAATAAAGGCAGGCCTTATACCTATGCTTCCTACTGAAATGGCAGCAATATATGGCAAGCACGTAGTACATAAACAGAACGCTCCCTCAGTAAAGATGCCTAAAATGTTCAAAATAAAGGAGTAACTATGAATGTAGAATCTGAGTTACTGTCCAATGTACTTAACAAGGACGCAATGAGGACTGCTCTTACTATAGGAGTGACAGCAGACTTCTTCAGACTAGACGTAAACAAGCAAGTATGGGACTATATGTATGACACATATACTGAACCAGCTACTAGGAATACCCTGCCTAGTACAAACCTAGTACAGCAGAAGTTCCCTGCTTTCAGGTACAGCGCTTCAAAGGCTAAGCTAGCTATACTGTATAAAGAAGGGATACTTCACTCCTCAAGAGTAGACCTTGAAGACCTTCTTGAAGACTCTATGGACGCAGCCACTTCAGGAGTAGACACTGCAACAATACTTCATAGAATATCGTCTACTGTAGGATTAATACAGGCCATGTCTGCAGTCGGGCAGACGTTCACGCTCTCTAGTAGGTCGGCAGACCTAATGGCGAGGTATAAGCAGCGTAAGTCTTCTGGAGGTGTTGTCGGACTACCGTACCCGTTTAGGGTATTCGATAAGATTACAGGAGGTCTTGAGGCAGGTACATTCAACGTAATATATGGGAGACCGGGGTCCATGAAGTCGTGGCTATTAGTAATGTATGCAGCTCACTTAGTTACAGAAGGATACAGGGTCGCTCTGTATACTAAAGAGGTGTCTCCGGAGGTGATGCTTGAGAGAGTTGCGTCTGTAATACTTCGCATAGACTACGCAGCATTCAGAGCTGGAGAGCTAAGTGACGCTGACGAGGACCTGTATGTAGAGTTCCTAGACAGCGATATGGGTGATGAGATAAAGAGCAACCTAATGGTTATATCTGATGCAGGAAGGAGGACTTCTAGGACAATACTTGAGATAAGGTCTGCTGTACTTAGTCTTAGTCCTGATGCTTTCTTTATTGACGGGTTCTACCTAGTGCCTCCTCCTTCAGCTGACCAACGTAAGGATAAGAACGCTAAGGTGGCTTCTGTGTCTAACATTCTTAAAGAGATGGCACAGTCTCAGCATATACCAGTTATCGGGACTTCTCAGGTAAACAGGGACGGTAAAGCTAACATAACCTACCTAGACACTACAGACGCAGCGTTTAGTGACGCTATTGGTCAGGATGCAGACAGTATGCAGAGAGTATTCTGGCTTAAGCACCCTACTATAGAAGACGCAGCGTTGCTTATGATACTGTTTAAGAAAGTACGGGAGGGAGGAGGAGTAACAACCCCTGCCCCTATATATCTTACTGTTAGGCCTTCTACAATATGGGAGGTAGCTAATGGAAACTTTCAGCCTTACATGTTCCTACAGTCGGACGACGAGACCAGTAAGGCGGCTCGAAGCAACAATAAGAAGCTGAAGAGGAAACCTAAACCGAGACCTAGATGATATCAGTAGAAGAAGAGTACAGCAAGTACGCGTCATTCGCAAAAGGAGGCAACGGTAACGAGCAGTTAGCGTTCTGCCCAATACACGGTGAGGTCCCTGGGACCTCAACACCTAGTCTTTCTATAAACCTGTCCACTGGACAGTGGTTCTGTTTTTCCCGGTGTGGAGGGGGAGGACTTGCTTCATTCCTATCTCAAATGAAGGTAAGCCCTAGACTAATAGAGGAGAAGGTAAACAACGTAAGAATAAACAAGGCTAAGCGAAAGGTAAGGGTCCAAGCGGAGTTCCTACCTTATGCCTTACTAGGTCTGTTCGACTACTGTCCGACAGAACTTCTTGATGCAGGGTTCGACGTAGATATACTACAGGACCACCACATCGGGTATGACAATAATAAGAGAAGAATAACCTTCCCTGTGTTCAACAGGTACGGTGACTTAATGGCAGTTGTAGGTAGGCGTGAGGACACTTCTTGGGGAAAGTATTTACCTTATACTGCAAAGGAATTACTTAGTATAGGTGTGGAGGATATACCTGAATATATTAAGGGATCAACGTTCTGGGGAGAGCAGCTATATTGGGGAAATAACCTACACACAGACAGGTCAAAGCGTGTTATAATAGTGGAAGGATTTAAGGCTAAGATGTGGGTTGACCAAGCAGGTTTTCCTGATGTATTAGCAATTATGGGCAACCATGTAACTGACTATCACATAACGGAGCTAAGGAATATGGGAAAGACAGTCGTGTCGCTACTAGATGGCAACAAGGCTGGTTATGCAGGAACTGTAAGAATGCGTCATAAGCTTAAAGGAACGAACAGGGTATTAGCTTGTATATACCCCGAAGGGACGGAGCAGCCCGATGACATACTAGACTACGAAGTACTGGCTGACGTTATTAATAACCCAGTAAGTGTATCTAGATATAAAAAGATTATGAAAGCTAGACTCGATTTAACAGAGTAAGCGGGAACTATAAATACGACTCGATTTAACAGAGTGTACTAATTAAGGAAGCAACTATGAGTGAAGTAAAAGGTAACAAGTGCAATTGGAAAGATCGTCTTGATATTGGTAGAGCTGAAGTAGAGCACATTATGCTTACACCGGCAGCCTATTTTGACACATACGACTTAGCAGGGGGAGAGCATCAGCTTAACTTCACAATGAATAAGTTAAATGTACGATTAGGACCAAAGAAGTTCCGTGGATGGCCTTTCCAAGGTAAGCCAGGTTCTCAGTTGGTTGAGATACTTGATAACGCAGAGTCAACAGGAGACAGTCGGTTCTCTCTACGACCTGCACAGTACTTTGACGTAGTGCATATCGCTCTATATCACAAAGAAGCAGTGATCAAGAACGGAAAGGCGTTGATGTACAAGCACGGTGACAAGGCTGGGCAGCCTATCGTGGAAATGCAGCGTGTAACTGACCTAGCTTCTAGACGTAAGCTTAGCAGAGATCCTGACGAAGATACTCGCATTGCTGTCAAGAAGTTCTTGGAGATGGGTATCGGGCATCACAGAGCTTTCATTAAAGGTGTATTCGATGCATGTGACGCGATGTGTACTTGCGGTGGAGAGCTTGAAGTAGAGCATTACGTATGTAATAGCTGTGGAGCAGTACTTCTAGACCCTATGCAGGGTGGCGTATCTCCTGAAGATATGGCTAACTTTGGTAACTCAGAGTGCGCTTGTGGTCAGTGTGATGCTATTGACTATCCTACCGCTGTACACTTGTGCTCACTTAACTGCGATACTCCTAAGCAAGAGAGTATGTTCAACGTTGTCATAGGTATCAAGAAGGAAGGCCTAGGGCTAGATACGAAGATGGTTGTTAAGACTGTAACTTCTGCGTCTAAGTTCAAGATCCCAGGTGGATCGGTAGCTGCTCTTGTAGAAGGAGGGGAGTTTATCTTCGACGAAGAAGACAACTTCATCCTACAGCCTGAGATTATGGAGTGCATGAGTACTCAGTTTGACTTCTTAGGTTCAATGGTTGATCCTCAGCCTAGTCAGGTTATTGACTTCTTGGGTATAATTAAAGGAGAAGCAGGCTGGGTAGACGGTGCATCTCAAGGGTATCAAAACCCAGCACAGAAGAAGCGCAACAGTCGCTTGAGAGTAAAGAGATAACTGTACAATAGACAGTTACACGCAGAGGGAGACACTGGTCTCCCTCATTGTATTTACCTAGAGGGTACGAAATGAGTTTTATTATTACTCCTACTCCTACTTACGTTAGTACAGAAGAAGAGGCGCTAAAGTGGGCGAACTACTATTCCGATGTAGGGCGTTGTGGATATGACACGGAGACAACAGGGCTTGATCTTATTAGGGATAAAGTACTGTTCTTCTCGTTTGCTGACGAGACTACAAGGATATGTGCTCCTATACGGTTGCTACGTATGTTTAAAGACGTACTGGCTAACCCTGGTGTAGAGATGCGAATGACAAACGCCAACTTCGACAGGCACATGTCAGCGAACCATCAGGTTCACATTGATGGTTTTATTTACGATACAATACCTATGGATTTCCTAATAGATGAGAACAGACAAGGAAGGCACGGGCTTAAGCAGTGCTCTTTGGACTACTTAGGTCTACAGATGGCTAGCTTCTCTACAGTATTCGGATCAAAGAAGAACCCTACAGCTAAGGAAGGTATTGAGTATGTAAAGAAGATACTTGATGCATTAGAGACTAACGACGAAACTAAGGCTCTTGCTATACTTGCACAGCTAGGTAGGCTGGAAGGTATGGATGATGACTTTATAGAGGCTTACGTAAAGTGTTCAAAGTCACTAGACTCGTGGCTGTCAGACGACAAAGACGAGAAAGGGTATACAACTAAGACACTACTTAGGTACGCAAGGTCTACGGGGTTTGCTACTAAGACAACTGGTAAAGCTGGGTACGTAGTAGATATATGCGACTTCATAGGGATACCTATGGAAGGTATAAGTAAAGAACACAGAGAGGAACTTCTGTGGGTATACAGTGATGAGGAAGTAACTAAGGACTTCAACTTAATGCTAGTCGAAGGAATGGAAGCTTACATGGTAGGAGAGACTGACGAAGATGCTTTGCAGGTAATTCAGGATATGATCTGTGACTATGCTTCTCTAGATGCTTGGGTATCCTACAACCTAGTTCCAGTAATGCTAGATAGACTTGAAGATATACAGACAGGTGTAAATGTGGACTCTGGTGGGTGTACTAATCTTAGAGAGATGTATGAGAAGGAGTATGAGCCGCTTATACATACTTCATTCAATATGGAACGTAGAGGAGTTAAGGTAGACCTTACTAGGTGTAAGAGTGTGCACTCAGAGATAATGGCAGACTTGGGTGACGTAGAGAGGTCTATTGTTAACATAACAGGCAAGATACTAAACCTTAACTCTCACGACCAAGTACGAAGTATACTGTACGAGAACAGAAACGGTAAGTGGTACGACAAGCTAGGAAGACCTGCACGTAAGTTCTCTGGTACAGGGGACTCTAAGTTACCTAGTACAAAAGGAGACGTACTAGAGGAACTTGCTTTGGCTGGTATGCCTGTAGCAAAGCTTCTAGTTGAGTATAAGAAGTTCAAGAAGATTGAAGGCTTTGTTAGGATGTTCCCTGAAAAGGCTGACGGTTGGGGAAGACTACATACATCTTTCAACGTAGTAGGTGCTCGTACAGGTAGATGGGCTTCTCGTGGACCTAATATGCAGAACATACCGTCTAAGGGTAAGCTAGGTAAGCTTGTTCGTGGGCTGTTTATTCCTGAAGAAGGCAATGCTATCATTGTTGCCGACTACGGTCAGCTAGAGATGCGTATACTTGCTCACCTGTCTGGTGATGAGAATATGTGTGAGGCTATTAACGCAGGCAGGGATCTTCACTCTGCAACAGCATACCTTACAGGCGCTGGAGAGTACGACGCGGTGTATGGAGCTAAAGTCAAAGCTGATGAAGGAGGTACTCTAACTGAAGAAGAGACTATGCTTGTTACACTTCGTGGATACATGAAGACTATCGGGTTCGGACTGAACTATGGTATGGGCGCAGTAATGCTAGCTAAGCGTCTTGGTCTAGCAGTTGTACGCGGTAAGAACGGCAGGGAATCTTCTCCTGAAGCTGAAGACCTTATCGAGCAGTACTTTGATGCGTACCCTCGTATTAGAGAGTTCATGGATGCAACTAAAGAAGACGCTAACGATAACCGTTATGTTCAGACCGTAACTGGTAGGTTCAGAAGGTTGCCTGAAGTAACTTCACAGGAGCGTTGGGTTAGGATGAAGGCTCTACGTCAAGCCGGAAACAGCGTTATTCAAGGAAGTGCAGCCGATATCATTAACAAAGCTACTGTAGATATAGAGTACAACGAGAGACTAAAAGAGCTTGACGTAGTTCTACTTCTACAGATACACGATGAGCTAGTACTTGAGTGTCCTGACATACCTGAAGTAATAGAAGAAGCTAAGGTTATTATTCAAAGAGCAATGGAGGATGCAATCATACTAGACGTGCCTATGGAAGCTGTTCCAGGCTCCGGGTACTCTTGGGGAGAGGCTAAGTGAAACGTAAAGAGTTGCTGTTAAAAGTAGCAGAAAGAACAGGGCTACCTCCACATTTGGTAGTCCACGTCCTTGACGCAGTTGAGGACGAAGTAGAGAGTGCCTTGCTTGGGCATCAAGAAGTTTACTTTAAGAAGTTTATGGTTTATACTAACTGGAGACGTGTTACTACACGAATAGGCGCATCTCCAGGAGAGGTGAAGTTAAGACTAGCCTTATATATTAGACCACAACCTTCATTTAAAAGGAAGCTACGAAATGCAAAAGTCAGGCCACATTAAATACGGGGTTAACTCCTCAGCAGACGCAGGTACATCTTCATGCCCAGATTGTGGAGGAATGGTATCTCACGAGTCTATCACGCCAGTTTG